AAAAAAGTAACCGCGAGCCAAGCCGATGATTAAAACTCGGCTCAAAGACGGCCGCACCTACGCGAAGTTCGCTGACCTGACCCCGTGGGACAAGAACCCGCGAGACATCAAGCCGGCGAAGCTCAATCAGCTAATCCGCGACATAGAAAAAGCTCGAGCCATCACGCCAGACGGCCAAATCAAGCCGGTCATGGTAACTCGCAGCGGAATCGTTGTCGGCGGAAACATGCGAATGCGAGCCTTTGCGAAACTGGCGGTGACGGACGTGTGGGTGTCGATCCTCGACACAGACGACCCGAAACTAGCGTTCGAGTGGGCGATGCGCGACAATATGGCGTATGGCTATTACGAAGAAGACAAGCTGGCCGACTTGGCGCAAGAACTCGACATCGACATTGAAACGCTGGGCGAGCTGACAATCCCGGAAGACCAGTCGGTCAAGACTATCGCTGAGATTATCGGCGACATACCGGAAGATCCGGAAGTTTTCGAGGACGAAGTCCCTGAAATCGAGGAAACCTACCAGTCAAAGCGCGGAGCGGTTTATCAGCTGGGCCAGCACCGAATTATGTGCGGCGACTCAACCAGCGAGGCTGATGTCGAGAAGCTGATGGCTGGCGAAAAAGCAGTGATGGTATTCACTGATCCCCCATACAACGTTAACTACGCTGGACGGGGCAAGAACACCAGTAACACGATCAAAAATGACCACATGGACGACGCGAAATTCCAGGAGTTTCTGGAAGCGGTGTTCTCCACGATGAAGTTCGCCTCAAAGCCAACTGCGCCGGCGTACGTTTGCTACGCCAGCCGAACGCACCGCGAATTTGAAAATGCCCTGAACGAAAACGACTACGGCGTACGCTGCCAGATTATCTGGGTGAAGCCAGTCGCAAGTATGGGGTGGGGTAATTATCGGTGGAAGCACGAGCCGATCCTCTATGCTGTCCCCGACGGAAAATCGGTCCAGTTTTATGGCGACCGCAAGCAATACACTCATTGGGAGTTTAATCCAAGCGACGCAGAGCTGCTGAATTGGGCGAAGTCGCTGCTGACCGAGGAAGAGGAGGACGACACGTCTGTCTGGAAGATTGTCCGCGAGAACGTTATGGGGTATGAACACCCGACCAGCAAGCCGGTGAAGCTGCCTGCCAAAGCGATTCTGAACTCGAGCCGAGCCGGCGAGACGGTGCTCGATTTATTCGCTGGGGGGGGGTTCAACTCTTATTGCTTGCGAGCAGACTGGTAGGATTTGCCGAACAATGGAACTCGACGAGCGATATGTCGATGTGGTGCGCAAGCGCTATGCTCGCTTTATTGGTCGCGAGGACGATTGGGAAGCGGCGACACCAGAGGTAAAATAACATAACCAGAATGGAGACTAAAAATGGAAGCAAAACCATTTGAATACACAAGCAGCCGAGGCGTGACGTACTATCTGTACAGCCACGTCACCACGTTGCGAAATAAGCAGAAGCATACGATTTACTTCTTCTCGAAAAAAAAGGAACTGAAGTACAAAGCCGAGCCGGCAGTGCCAGCTGGCTATCAGGTTAAGGAAGTCAAACGTAACGGATTTGTCCTGCTAAGAAAGGTACTGGGCTGACATGAGAGTGACAGCAGAATGGGTGGCTCCGGGCCACCCGGACAAAATATGCGACCGGATAAGCGACGCGATTCTCGACGCTTGCCTGCGCCAAGACCCAAAATCACGAGTGGCGGTTGAAACGTTAGGCGGCCACGACCTGCTGGTGATCGCCGGCGAGGTGACCACGAAAGCCGAAGTCGACTACGAGGATATCGCTCGCAGAACAATCGCGAACGAAAAAACCAAAATCATCGTGAACATCGTCGAGCAAAGCCCCGAGATTGCAAACGGCGTCGACAATAACGGCGCTGGCGATCAAGGCGTGATGATTGGCTACGCAACCGCCGAGACCAAAGAGCTGATGCCGCTCGAGGTCTGCTTAGCGCGAAGCTTAAGCAGCCATCTGAGAGCTGGCCGCAGCCAACTGCAAGACGGCAAGACGCAGGTGACGCTTGATCACAACGGCGACCTTGAAACGATCGTCGCCAGCTGGTGCGGCATGAGCCGAGACGAGATCAAAAACATCATCGAGAAGTGGCTGTCGACAATACTGCTTGATTATGACGTTGCTGCAGCAGACACTCTGTCGGTGCTGATTAACCCAGCCGGCGACTGGAACATTGGCGGCTTCGATGCCGACACTGGGCTAACCGGCCGCAAGCTGGCCATCGATAACTACGGCCCACGAGTGCCGATCGGCGGCGGAGCTTTCAGCGGCAAAGACTTCACCAAAGTCGACCGGAGCGGTGCATACATGGCGCGGCACTTGGCGATTCGTTGCTTGATGTATTACCGAAACGATATCACGCAGGACGCTGCTATCGTCGACTTTAGGCCAGTGGCTGTCATGACGCGCCTAGCCTACGCTATCGGTTATCCACGGCCGGTGGAAGTCACCGCCACGCTTTACCGCGAAGACGGAAGCTTCGAGGTACGAGACTTGCTGCGCGAAGACATCGACGTTATCTACGGCTACGACCTGTCGCCAGCAGGAATGATTAAGCACTTGGATCTGGGCGGACGCAGCAATCCAAGCTGTGAGAGCCTGGCGATGTTCGGCCATTTTGGCTGTTGGAACTTGCCGCGGCCAGCGTGGGAGAAGCTCGACGCAGAGTACGCGCCAACGCTCGCCTCAATAATAAATTCAGAACACAAAATCAGGGAGGCGAAATGACACAATACAGATTGAAGCACGACCTGCCGAACGCCAAAGCCGGCGACATATTCGATGTTGATCAAGACGACGACAGTATTTTCAAAGTTGACGAGTTCGGCAGAGAGACCTACTTCTTTGAAATAGACGAGGTGACGGATTTCAATTATTGGTTCGAGGAGATCGAGGAAGCGCCAGGCGGCGTTCTGTACAAGCCCGCTAAAGGTAGTACCTGCTGGCGGCTTGACGGCCAGATGACACCGACAGAAGTGATATGGTCAGACAGCATCGCCGACAATGAACTTCGCGATTTAGGTCTGATTTTCAAAACCTACGACGAGGCGAGCCTCGCTCGTAAAAAACAGTTCGCCAAAATCAGAATCCAGCGCGCCGCTCTCCAAACCGGATTCAAGCCGAAGTGGGATCAGCTCGCTCAAACAAAATGGTATCTAGTGTACAACTTGAGAAACCACAGGCTTGTGCCAGTGCTGGCTGGGTCGGCAAACCCAGGAGCGATCGCTTACTATGGCGAGCCAGGCTCTGCGATTCGCGCCGGCCGAAAATACCGCAGAGAGTACCTGCTGTGCTTAGGCGTGATCGATGACCCGGAAGCACCACTGCCAGAGATTGACAATGAAAACGATAACGGCGCATTAGGCTTCCGCCAAGGCTCGATATCGGGGGAACGTATCGGCTGGTGGGGAATTGATAAAGGAAAAGATGACAGTGACGATTGCGAGGGCGACGGTGATGATAGATGAAGTGCCGAAGCTCGACGAGCGCAGCCTGCGAATAGTTGCGCTCGCCCGCTCGGGCGTTGGCGGAGAAAAAGAAAACGCTCGAAGAATACTACGCCAGATTTGCGAGAAGAAACACCTGGACTTTGACCAAGTGCTGGCCGGCACGAACGACGAGATCACCGAACGCAGGCTCATACTTGGCCGGCTGACCAAAGATGAAGTGAGCGTCATCGCTCGCGTCATTATGAACTTTGGAATGGACAAAGACCACAAAACGCTCAATGTATTGTACTACAACAATAAACCAACCGGCTTTGCATTTGAGTGCAACAAGGCGACATTCATCGAGACCGAGCATGCGGCAAACATTTATCTGCTGGCATTTCGCAAAGAACGCCGCCAAATATTAAACAGCCTCAGCACGGCATTTGTCATCAAGCAGCAGCTACACATGCCTGACTTTTTGAGAGAAGAGATGACCGCAAATGACGACCGAGAGCTGACTGAAAAAGAGCGAGAGAAGCTGGAGCGCGACCACACTCGGGCCGTTATGATGGCGGCCGGTATGGACGGCGTCCAGGTTCGCAAAGCTCTAAACGGGGGAGAATGAAATATGGAATCGGAAAATAAAACAGTGCAGCTGCCGCAAACTAGCCTCGGCATGCACAACCTGATGCTAGATTTGATATTCGAACTTCAGAATGTGTATAACTGTGGTTTGGATTGGGATCTCGATCCAGAAAACCTGGAGAATATGGCCGCCGCCGCAAAGGTGATCAGAAATATGTCAGACTATCGCGAACTTGATAAAGATTATGACGGCTTGAAAGAGCGACGGCCAGAATTGGTCGAGAAACTCGATAAAGCCTACCGAGAGGAGGGACAGTAAGATGGTCACACTACGAACATTCGACCTTTGCAAACAGCTGCACGAGCTGAAGCCGGATTGGACACCGGAGGATAGGCTATTTATCCGGCGCAAGGGTGACAATCCAGAAGTTGTTAAAGATCCTAAATTTGTCTATCGGGTTGATCAAGCGCCGAGGTTTACGGTCGACTATTTGCTAGAGAAGCTGCCGAACCGCGTTGTCGACGGTTTCGATTTTGGCACGCTGACGCTCTCTACTCGACAAGGAGCGCTCAGGAACGGCTGGATAGCGTCATACGATGACGACGCAGGCAATCCGATAGGCGACATCGCCGGCGTTGCAGAAACTGCGCTGGACGCGGTATTACAACTGGCCATTGAGATGGCCGAAAGGACGGTGATCTAACCATGTGGCCATCATGCGAAAAATGCGGCAGGCTCTGCATGAGACTTGACGACAAGCTATGCGTGTTTCATAGAGCTGATCGCGGCGACTACGACAAGTCAAGACCCAAGGCTCGCCGCAAGAAAGCCAAGCAGGCCGAGCCGGAGAAGCCGGAGAACGCCAAGCCAGTATTCCCATGGTCGACCAAAGATGGATACTTCAATGGCGATATGTTCGAGGATTGGCTAAACTCGACGCTCGATCCAAACGATCCATACTACGAACTGCAGCGCACGATTAAAGCTCGAGACGCTGACCTCTACCTGGAACTCGTGAACGAAATAACCGACATATTGAAATCGATGGTGCTGATGCGGAATCGGAATCGGTGGCAGTAGCCAGAAAGCCGGCGGATACTCCCCGCCGGCTTTTATCTCGCCAGGTTTTATTTTACGCGGCGGTAGCTCTTAGCTTTAGCTGCGTCATGCTCGTAGTAGGTGCTGATGGTGATTCCGTCGATAATCTTGCCGCAGATGTAGGCAGGGCCGCACATGATTTTAGTTTTGTTTGATAGGCGAACGAACTCGCCGCGCTCGGCAAAGCGACGGTCAAGCTCTTTATGGGTAGCGTCAACCAGCTCGTCGATGTTTTTGAATTCAGTGCCGACCAGCTCCATGCCGCCGCTCCTGGAATTGAGAATGTGTAGCAGCTGTGGTGTGTCGTAGCTTTGCAAGGTTGTCATTTTGGTAGTCCTTTCGTTTAATTGATTGTACTTTTATATTAGCAAACACGAGCGATAAAGTCAACCATTATTCCAAATAAAAACGGATAAAATACGTATAAAGTACGAGTAGCCTGTGGAAAACTCACAAGTAGTAAACGTAAACAATTGCACTAGAAGCCACGTAGCCACACGTAAGAGGTAGTAGAGCATTGATTAAACAAATTTGGTATTATTAAGACAGAAAAGGTTAGGAGGAACTATCAATGACTAAGACAAGCAGTACGACGAAAACAAAACGTAAAAAGACAGCAGTGCCTACGTATAAATGGGACGTGGTTCAAGCCGAGCATGAATACGTGACTAACTCAAAGATGACCATACTCGGCATAGCCAAAAAATATGGGATAAGTAACAGGACAGTTTCAATCTACGCCGCAAAACATGAATGGACGGAAAAACGTAAGGTCTGTATGGACAGGGCTCTCGAGAAGACCATGGACGAGCACGCCAAAATGATATCCGAGCGAAACACCGCTCATCTGGGCATGTGGCGAAACGCACAGACAGCAGCCATGAACGCCATGAAGCGAGCAAACGACCAAAAAAAGACTGGTGACGTGGCTAAATCGATTTATGCCTTGCAAGCTGCCATTGACGGCGAACGAAAAACGCTTGGCCTGCCTACTGTCATCAACAAAACCACCGAGCCGACCGACGATCAAGAACGCGACACTCTAAACCTAGTGGAAGCCGCCGAGCGAGCTGAGCAGTTGCTCAAGGAAGCAGATGAAAAGGCCGGCGAATCTTGATGAGGCGCGTGCCATCGCCGCCGTCATGGAAGCCAGCCGACGAGATCCGAACTTTTACGTAGAAAACGTCATCGGCGACAGCCTGTGGGATAAACAGCAGGAGGTGCTGCGAGCGATTGCCAAGAACCGTATCGTGACCGTCGCCAGTTGCCACGGCATTGGCAAGACGCACCTCGCCGCCCGAGCCGCTCACCAGTTCCTGAATACTTACAAAAACAGCTACGTGGTGACCACCGCGCCGACGTTCCGCCAGGTCGAGGAGTTGCTTTGGCGACAGATCCGCGCCGTCCACAAAAAGTCGGCCATGGCGAGAAGCGGCCGCCTGCTGAAAACCATGCTGGAATATTCAGACGAATGGTTCGCGATTGGCGTTAGCTCCGACGATACCGACAAGATCCAGGGATTTCACCCGGCGAGCGGTAACATCTTGGTGATTGTCGATGAGGCCGCCGGTGTCTCCGAGGAAACGTTCGTCGCCGTTGAAGCCATCATGACATCACTCGGTGCGCACGCTTTGTTCATCGGAAACCCCACCAAGCTGAGCGGCACGTTTTACAACAGCCATCACATCGACCCGAAAAGCTGCAAGATACGAATCAGCTGCTTCGATACGCCGAACTTTACGAACAACGGAATCGAGACCATCGAGGACTTGAAAAACCTGGACGAGGAGGCGCTGGAGATTGTCGCACCGTATCTGATCACGCCGCAGTGGGCCGCCGACAAGATAACGCGCTGGGGAGTGGACACGCCGATGTTTCAAAGCCGCGTGCTTGGGCAATTCCCGACGGCCGAAGTCAACACACTCATTCCGCTAGAGTTCATCGAGGCGGCAATGACACCAGAGCGACTGGCTGAGCTGCAGGCCGCACAGAGCAAAGACGAGCCGCTGAGCGTCGGCGTGGACGTGGCACGATTCGGCGACGACAAGACTGTCATCACCAGACGAAAAGGCAGTATCGTCACCAACCAGCACGCCTACTCCAAAGAGGACACTGAGCAAACAGCAGGCCGCGTCAAGATGATTTATCCAGCTCCAGAGTTCATCGGCATTGACGAGGACGGCCTCGGTGGTGGCGTGGTGGACAAACTAACCCACGACAAGATCGACGGCGTGGTCGGCATACTCAACAATTCATCAGCGCGCAAAGACGATACCGGGCTGACGTTCGTCAACCTACGCTCGCAGCTGTGGTGGAACTTGGCTGAACGGTTCAAGAGCGGCAATATTTACATACCGCCAGAATTTACCGAACTGGCCGCCGAGCTATCGGCAATCCGCTACGACATTACGCGGCAAGGAATCGCCGTGGAAACCAAAGAGCAACTGAAGAAACGCCTGCACCGCTCGCCAGACCGAGCCGACAGCTTGATGTACACATTTGCCAACTTTGTGCAGCAGGCTGAAGTTCAGCGAATCGCTGTGGCGAGGAGGCGACAAAAATAAGGGCTATGGTGTACAATGATTTTATAAAGCTATAACAAAGTAGGAAGCGCGCTCAATGAATATCAGCCTAACATTTGCCAAAGACAAAAAAGACAAGCGGACACCGCCGAAGCTCGACCAGCAGACTGGCTCGGCAGTGACCAAGATGCAGAAGCTGTACGAGAAGTACGCGGTGGACAACCGCAAGCTCAAGGCGGCCGACTTTGAGAAGTTACGCAGCATTGACGGTACATTCCTGGCAATCAACAACCTGCTGACGCTGCCGATTTTGGCAAGCGAATGGGCGATTGAGGCTGACGAAGAGTTCGATCCGACAGGCGAGCAGGCCGAACTGGTAAGAAATTCTTTCGAGTTGCCGCCAGAACGCGGCGGTATGTCAACGCCGTTCCACTTGGTGCTGGCTGAGATGTTGCGAGCCTTGAGCGAGGGCTATCGCTACTTTGAAAAGGTCTACACGTTAAACGCCGGCGGCAAAATCGTCTACCGCAAGATTGCTGGCTACGACGCAAACACGATCACTATCAGAACCGACGACAAGGGCGGCTTCGACGGAGCTGACCAGCGGATAAATCCAGGCGAAGAGCCAGTCCACATACCAGTGGAGAAATCATTCTTATTTACGAACAGCAAGGAGCGAAACTGGCTCAAGGGCGAGAGCCTGTTCACTGCGGCCGCTTATCACTGCGAGGAGAAGCACAAGCTGTACTACTTCGGCCGTCTCCAGGCGCAATCCGGATCAGTGCCGCCACGCACCGCCATCGCCGCCGAGCGGTCAACCTCTGAGCAGATGAGCGAAGTGGCCGAACGGCTGTCGGATACAGTCGAGATGAACAGCGCCGTGGTGATGCCATTCGGCTATCAGCTGGCGAACTCAGGCACAAACCAGCGAGTGGACATCATGCCGCTCATTGACCACCACAACCGAGAGATGACCAGAAGCGTGCTGGCCCAAGCAATCATGCTCGGCGACAATTCGGGCGGGAGCTGGGCATTGAGCAAAGACCAAACCGACCTGCTCAACCTAGTGCTTGAGGGAATCATGAAAAATGTCGAGTACCACATCAATGCGTACCTGATACCAGACCTGACGGAGCTGAACTTTGCCAAGCCGAGCTATCCACGGTTCAAGTTTGCCAAGCTAGCCGACAGCACCGTCGGCATGTTGTCCGATGCATTCACCCAAATCCTATCGCAGCGGCCAGAAGCCCTGTCCGACGAGCTGGTGCAAGCGATTGTGGAGCGCATGGCTCTACAGATGGGCATTGACCTAGGCGAGATTGAAAAGGCACAGACGGAAGCCAAGCTCGAGCAGAAGTCCCGGTCAGAGGAATCCTCCCGTTTTTTATCGAGCAGCGCCGAACCGACATGGCGGCGCGAACTGAACGACGCTGAGAAAAACGTAAACCTGTCCGCCCTCGACAAAAAAATGGACACGCTCGAGGACACGCTCGACGCAGAGACCGAATCAATATTCGAGGCGGTCAAAGACGAGGCCACGGAAGCGCTCAAAGCGCTTGAAAAGCAGGGCAAGGAACTGAGTTATAAAGTTAGCCAAGAATTGCGACAACGCTACTTCAAAACGCTTCAAGCAGCAATGACAGACGGCTTCAATTATGGCAAAACCGCAGCAGCGAATGAACTCGGCAAATTAGCGCCGGCGACAGACAAGACCGACAAGCAGCGAATCGCCGAGCGGGCGCAAGAATTCGTCGACCTGCAATTCGGTGACGTCGAGGCTGAGATAGCCGCACTGGTCGGCGGCCAGGGTTCAAGCGAGATGGCGCGCCGGCATTTCAGCGAGGGAGCTATTGACGACGTACTGGACGACCTGGCGATAGCACTGCTAGCCTACTTGGCCGCTCACACCAAGCCTGGCAATACCGTGGCGGTGGCCGAATCAATCAACACCGGCCGAAGCAAGACGTTCAAGAAATACGATGAGGACATCGACAGATACGTCTACTCGGCAATTCTCGACAAGAAAACCTGCCAGACCTGCCGCGAGCTCGACGAAAAAGTAGCAACGCCAGAGGAATACGCGACCACGCCGTGGCAAACGCCGATCCACTTTAGATGCCGCTGCATCTGGATCGCGGTACTTGCCGAGGAAGAAGAGAAGCCAGAGATAACCGGCATGCCGACTATTGCCGGCGGATTAGCAGGAAGCCAACTGCTGCAGCCATCTACCTAAAAGTGATTAAAATATGCTATTGTTAAAACAGAGGAATAAATGTCATGACAAAGATTAATCAACACAACAACACACGAACGGTAGTGATGCTCTCCAGCAGCACACTATCCGCCAAGGACAAGGGCGAGGAGGGCGACTGGAAAGGCCGCCGCTTCCGCAAACAGATAGCGGCGTTCGGCCATCTGTATTCTCCGCTTGACGGCGAAGAGTGTGAGCTGCTGGACGAAGCGTGGGCCGAGGAAATGCTGGCTAACTTTGAGGCCAAGCAGAGCGGCAAGATTCCAACGCTGCCACGAGTGAGTATTCCGTTTGATCACTGGAGCGGCACGAAAGACAACGCCGGCGAGGTGGTGGCCCTGGAGATTGTGCCGGGCGACGGCGTGTACGCCACGCTGGAAATCCGCGACTACGAGGCTTTGTACCGGCTGGAGCAGGACTTGGTGTTCGACGTATCGATGTGCTTCAACTGGCACTACATCGACACTAGAACCGGCGACGACCGCGGCATCGTGCTGGAGCATGTCGCCCTGGTCAATGACCCATTTATTACTGGCATGAACGCATTTGAAGAAGCACCTGAGCAGTTGAAGCGAGACGAGGCAGAGGCAGCCGAAGCCTACCTCGATAACTTCAACCGCCGGACGAATGCGGTCGTGATGTTTAGTAAAAATAAAGTAGAGGAGCTTGCAAAAATGCGCAAACATTTCAGCAAAGACACCGAGGGCGAACAGCCAGAGGTTGTCGAAGTAACCAATGACCGCGACTTTGATGTGGTCATCACCGTCAAAAACGACGACGGCGAAGATGTCAGCAAAACTGTTAAAGCTGGCGAAACCGTAGAAGTTCCAGCCGACCAGGAAGAGGCTGTAAAAAAGCAAATTGCCGACGCAAAAGACCCGAACGAAAAAGAGGGCGAGGGCGAGGACAAAGAGAACCTGTCTCGTGAGGGCGAAGCCGACGAGGACAAAGACGGCGAAGACAAAGCTGACGAGGGTGATGGCGAGGCCGACGAGAATGAAACCGACAAGAAAGGCGAGGGCGAGGACAAAGAAAACCTGAGCCGCAGCGAGCGCGAGGAGCTATCACGGCTACGCGCCGAACGAAACCAAGCCAAAGCCGAGACCGCTTATCAGACAATGCTGTCCGCTGGCATGATTGTCCCAGCCCAAAAGGACGCGTTTATGCAACTGCACCAAAACCTGAGCAAAGCTGGCGGCCGTGTCGAGTTTAGCCGCGATGGCAAAAAAGTTGAATTATCTACAACAGAATTGCTAGAGGAGCTTGTAAAAGCAGGCGGTAAGCGTGTACAATTTAATCAGACGGGCTCGACGAACGGCGAAGCCGCTGACAAAGACGACGCAGCGATAAGCAAGAATCTGTCACAAGAGGAAGTCGAAGGATTAAAAGCTAACGGCATCACCACGAAGCAGATCGATGAATTGGCAGCGAAGTCGCCAGCATATGCCGAGGCGATGGCTCGAGTAAAAAGTAACGAATAAAAGGATTTGAAATGACTGCAATCACTTCATTCAAAGATGTTGCTCGTCAAGAGAACAACATCGGCCATCTGAAGCTTGCGCCGGGCGTGAGCATTCCAGAGGGCGCGCTAGTCGGTGTGAACGCGCAGGGCTTGGCGACCAACGCAGCTGAATCTACAGCTGATAAAGTTGTCGGCGTTGCTGCAAGTCCAGCAGGCGCAGGGCTTGGCAAAACTGCCGACCACGTCCAGTTCTGGACATACGGTGTGATCACCGTGAACGCAGCGTTCTCTGCAAAGCAGAGCGACATCGCTGCTTATGTAAAAGTTAAAGATAACCAAACCGTGGATAAGGTGACCTTGCCAGCCGACGCTGGCAAAGAGTGCGGCCGCATCGTCGAGGTGCTGAGCTCAAGCAAAATCCGCATCGCTCTAAAAACGGTTTAATAAAGGATTGAAAAAGACATGGAACCAGTATTAGAACAATCAATCCTGACCAACTTCTTCGAGGCTTACGAAGCGACCGAATCAACCTCCGAAGAGCTCGCCATGAAAGTTACTTCAAAGGGTGCTTCTGAAGACTACGGCTGGCTTGGTCAGATGCACGGTCTGCGCGAAATGTTAGGCGAGCGCGTGCCGCAGAAACTCAAGGCTTACAAATACGCGCTGCCGAACCGCGAGTTCGAAGATTCAGTCGAAGTCAAGCACTCAGACATTAAGGACGACAAGACTGGCAAATATCTGACGACCGCGCGCTCAATCGGTCAGTTAGTCAAAGAGTTCCCAGACGAGCAAATCTATGGCGAGCTGATGCCAAACGGCGAGAACGCACCATGCTACGACGGCCAGAACTTCTTCGATACCGACCACCCGATCAATGAAGAGACTTCTGCTGTTCAGTCAAACTATTTTACCAGCACGCCGCTGACAGCTGAGAACTTCGCTAAGGTACGCTTGGCAATGTTGAGCTTCAAGGGCGACAAGGGCAAGGCTGTTAATAAGAAACTCGACCTGCGCTTGGTCGTTCCTGTACAGCTAGAAGCTGCTGCAAAGGCGATCGTTGAGCCAGAGAACATCGTCGTTGGTGGCGTTCCGGTGAAGAACCCGAACTACAACGCGGCCACGGTCAAAGTCTCCAGCGAATTGACAGCTGAAAAAGACTGGTACTTGATCAACGTCGCCGGCGAAATCAAGCCATTCGTTATCCAGGAGCGCGAGTACGAGCCACTGAGCTTCCTCGGCGAAAATAGCGAAAAGGGCTGGTGGAACAAAAAGTACTACTTCGGTACTTACTGGCGAGGCGCATTCGGCTACGGCTTGTGGCACCGCGCTATCAAGTGTAAAGGCTAACCGCCAACACGCAGAGAAATCGCCTCCGCTGGGGGCGATTTTTTGTGTTACAATTTAAGTATGAACTAACTTCATAAGAAAGGGATCGAAATGCCAAAAGTATCACTACGGCTATCCAACGAGATAATCACCAACGGCTTGTCTCGGCGGCGCGCCGGCTTGGTTGTCCAACCAGGCAAACCACAAGAGTTTGACGTTGACGACGAGCAATTGGAAGCTTTGCTCGACGACGCGTTCATCGAGGTCACTGTCCTTGACGAAACCGCTTCAGAAGCGACGGAAGCTACCGAGACGACTACTGAGCCAGAAGTTGTCGAGGGCGAGGTTGAAACCGCTTCAGACGAAGCAGAAGCCGAAGAGACTGAGGCTGCTGAAGCCACTGATGTTGAAGTGCCAACTCTATCAAGCATTAAAAAGCAACCACGCGAAGCTGTTGTGGCGCAAGCCAAAGAGCTTGGAATCGAGCTGGACTACGAAAACGAAACTGCTGTCACAAAGCAGGTGATGGCTGACGCTATCGTTGCGGCTCTCAAGGCGCAAAAGGAAGCTGCCGAAGCAGCAGGAGGCGTAGAACTTTCATGAGCGCCAAGAACTTCACCTCCCTGCACGATATCCGGCGAGAAGCTGGACTGTTGCGGCAGACCACCGACAAGCACGTCATCGGTGAAGTTGATGGCGCGAACCGAGTGTTTTATGCATCGCAAGCACCGATCGTTGACCGCGACGGCGATGATGAGGTCACCAAAGCAGATGTCACTGCCTACGTTGACGACGACGCGGTGGCGGTTGAATCGGTGGACGCTGCCACCGGTGCTGTCGTCCTGGTCAAAGCACCGAAGCCAAACGCCAGAGTGATACTGGCCTACGAGTTCTCGGCCATCGAGCAGGCAGAGATTGAGCGACGAAGACAATCAGCCGAGGACTGGCTGAAGCGAAAAGTTTCCCGAGTTTATAACTGGGCGGCGCTAGACATGGCAAACTTTCCAGATGTATGGGAAGACGCTGTCAGGCTTTATGCGGCCGCCCTGCTGCAAATCAGCGACTGGGGGACGAACGTTGACGTTGACGGTTCGAGCAAAGACGGCTACATGAAGCTGAAAACCGCCAAGCAAATGCTTGACGAGTGGGTCGAGGACGCTGCCAACCTTGATCCGACCGACCCAAATATTGCGGCAGCCACCTCGGGAGCGTTTGCCAGCGACGGCGACCTGGTCGGCCGAATCAAGGGAAGCCGAGCGCCGCTTGGCCCTGAAGCTGAGTTCTTCAATAAGAGGCGGTAGTCATGGCGATTTATATCTCCGGACATGTCGAGGGAGATGTACAAATATCCCGTCAGTTTATGGGATTGGAAACCAACCTCGAGAATTTTCACAAGCCGCTCGACAAATCCCGCAAGCAGCTGTTAAAGACCACCGACGCGAACTTCGGCGTGGCCGGCGCGTTGATGGGTGGCTGGCAGCCGAGAACGCAAATATATTCCTGGCCGCTTTTGCAGCGAACCGGGAGAATGCGCGGGGACTTCCGCTCCAGCGTTAAGGTGAGCCGCATGGAGATTTGGAATCCAACGCCATACTTTAAATACCATCAGAGCAACCGACCGCGCAGGAAGCTGCCGCGACGTGTTATGTTAAAAATAATCGCGCAAGACAAACGGCGAATCATGAAATTCTTTCACGAGTGGCTGGTTGACGAAGTGCGAGAATCGAGGAGGAGCTAATGCCATTAAACCGAGCGCAGTACCGTGATCCAGTAATCGCGGCCATCATCAACTATTTAAAGCCGAAAGCACACCCAGACATTCGTACGTGGTATTACGGCGATACGCTGCTGATCAGTAAGAGCATGCTGCCAGCGGTGAGCGTGGCCATCGACGGCATGACGCTTGAAACAGATTCGACCGGCGACGACGTGACCAAAATGGCAATCACTATCAGCGTCATCACCGATATTAATGCTAACCAAGGCCGCGACTTTGACGTTGAAGCCGGCACAACGGAACTCTACGAAATTGTCTCTGGCAAGGACGATAACTTCATCTATACCGACGACAGTATTATGCGGCTGCTCCGCGAGAGAGTGCAGCTGGCGTACGCGACCACGCCAGACGGCGAATCGGTGAGCGTCATGCTCGGCATTGAAGACCAGCCGCTCAGCGTTGACTTCGGTATTGGCGTGGAACGGCGCGGGCCTGGCATTTTCAGCGTTGAAGCGGCAATCCACACGACCGCCTACATTTACGCTCCGAAAATCGAGGAGAAGTACTAGCTGCCAAAAAGCTTCTGCCGTGCTACAATTAAAAGCAGAGGAGAACTCGATGGCAGAACTAAATAACAAACCAACCAAACCAGCGCCGGAAGTTGCACCTGAGCCGGCGGATTCTGGTGTCAAGGAAGCGTACTACTTCCCTGATTTTGAGGGTCACGAAATATCAGTTCAGGCCACCTCGCAAGAGGAGGCTGTAAAATTGGCAAAAGAAAAAATCGCCAAGGAGGTAAACAATGGCTAAAGTTATCGGCCGACTGACTACCATATTTATCGGCAACGAAACTACCAGAGGTACGCTCGGCACGCCGACATTCGCAGTGCCAACCAAAACGCTGAGTATCGACGACAAGCCGACATACGTTCACAACGATAGCGCCTACGGCAACATTTCAGAACACAACGCCAGCGACGTTATCAACGTGACCGCTGAGGGTGGCTACGACGGCAAAGTGTTCGATCACATTATCGGCGCAGAGCTACGAGCCGTATTCGGCCAAGCTCCAACCACGACCGACAAGACCGGGGCGAAGCAGCACGTGTTCAAAATGGCAAACAACAACAGCCACGATTCACTCTCGATTTTCGTTAAAGAGATTGAACAGAAGTATTCATACGAACTGGGAATGGTTGAATCGTTCACGATCACCGCAGCAATCGACGACTACCTGATGAGAAGCATCGACTTCAAGTCACGCCGCTCAAAGGCTTGGACACCTGCGACACCGCCAGCATACACTCGCGGCAATGAATTCTTGGCGCGCAACCTGGCAGTGAAGATGGCCGACACAGCGGCAGGACTTGCTGCTTCGCCAGCACGAAAAATCAAGTCATTCTCTCTTGAGATTTCAAAGAACCTGGACGTGCAGTATGTGTTCGGCACAGACACACCAGACGACATTCAGAACCAGCAGCTGAACGTCACCGGGTCATTCGATTACTACCCGGCGCAAGAGGACGTGCGACAGGTATGCCTGAGCGGCAAACCGCAGGCCATTCAGTTTATCGCTGAGAACAAAGCGGTGAATATCGGAACTGGCCAACACCCAACGCTACAATTCGATTTCCCAACCGTAGCGATTACCGAAGACAGCCGAAGCCGTGATAACAACGCAGTCGAGACGCGAAGCGCGAAGTTCCAGGCGAACTACAGCCTCGAGGACGCTGCAGCTATCACCTCAACGCTGATAAACATGGTTACTAAATATTAATTCGAGCAAAGGAGTAGGAGATGCCGCGAATTAGCAAAGACAATATCAAAATTACAACGCCAGTGCTTGGCTGCGATGTCGAGCTGCTGCCATACGCTACAGCAGAGCTGTCGCAGATGAATGAGGCGGTGTTCTTGGCTTATGCAAACTTTGACCTCAACGGAGCTGTTCAGGGCGAATCGATGAGCGAAGATGACATCAAAGAGACCATGCGATTCGATAAGCTGCCGGCAACCGCCATGAGCGAGATCAAAAACAACGCTATAAAGTTTTTGGTGGTCACCGTTGACGGCGACGATTTCGCCGGTGATGATGACGCTAAGCTCAAGAGCTTGCTGAAGCTGCCGCGTGAGGACTTTGACTTTATCCAGGAAAAGATCGAGGAGATCACAGGGGAAGTCATGAACCCAAAAGGCGAGCCAAAATCAGCGCAGCCTACGCCAAAGCAATAGCCGGCGTTAAGCACGCGAAAATACCGCAGGAGATCCAAATTGCTACCATATGCCAGACCATGGGCTGGACATTTCAGGACTACGTAAGCCAACCTCACTGGTTGATTCAAGCCATCGAGATAAAACTAAACGAGGAGGGCTACGAAGCCGAACGCCAGGAGGCGGAGATGAGACGAAAATCTAAATATTAAGGGGTAGCAATGGACGACAGCCAGCTCAGACTTGTGATTGAAGCGCAGAACCGTGCGAGTAAGACGCTCAGCCAGATTCAGCGCGACGTTGAGAAGCTGAGCAGCTCGATGAAGTCGAGCATGTCGTCCGCTGCCGGCTCGACCTCATCATTTGCCTCCAAAGCGGCAAGCGCCTTGGACGGCATGGCCTCGGGGATTATGAAGCTAATCAAAACCGCCGCCGCATTCACAGCCGGCGGTGCTTTTGGTGGCAAATATTTCGTCGACCTAGCCAGCAGCCTGCAGATGACCCAGCGCCAGATTGGCGTTTTGACCGGCAGCGTTGGCGAGGCGAATAAAGTATTCGGCCAGCTGTACAATTATACGCTCGGCAAGCCGATCGCATTCCCAGACGCTTCCAAGGCAGCCAAAACGCTGCTGGGATACGGCCGAACCACGCAAACCGTTGTCAAGGATATGGACACGTTGTCTCGCATGTCTATTGTCAACGGCGCAGACCTGCAAGCCCTAGCGTTAGTATTTGGCCAGGTGACCAGCCGCGGAGCGCTGTTCGGCCAGGACGCACTCCAGCTGATCAATAACAATATTCCACTAACGACAATCCTCGCTCGGCATTTTGGCATATCGATGCAGGAGGCCAGCGAGAAAATCAACGGTGGAAAAGTTAAGGCTGAAGAGTTCGTCAAAGCGATGGAGAACTACGCAGCCAGCCTTGACATCGGCCAGATGACCGACACATTCCAAAACCGCATGATAAGCCTGAGCGGTACGATACGAAGTGTCGGCCTGGAGATCCTGGGAATTAAGATTGACCCGATCAAAGGCATGGTGATTGAAGCCGGCGGGCTGTTTGATCAGATGAGCAACCGCGTCACCGAGACCACGAAATTTATCAAAGAACATCGCGAGGAAATCGTCAAAGTGGTGACGTTTATTCTGCAAAACGCCGTCCCAGCACTCAAAGTTTTGATCGGCATGTATGTTGCAGCCAAAGCAGCCGCTCTCGGCTTTAAGACTGCGGTGGCAGTCAGCGATATCAGCAAGGGCTGGAAAGATGTCACAAAAGTCACGAAAGAGGGAGCGACGGCCTGGACGTTCGTCGGTGCGGCTGCAAAGACTGCCGTCAAGGGAATAACCAGCGCGCTTGGCGTGATGGGAACAGTCGGCAAGGTGGTGTTTTCAGGCCTGAGCAGCGGAGCGGCCGGACTTGGAGCGGCAATCAGCTCGATACCGATCATCGGGTGGATAGCCATCATCATCACCGCAGTGGTTGGCTTTGTCGCCTGGCTTTACGCCACGAACGAGGGATTCCGAAACTTCGTCAATGGAATTGTCAGCCAGATCGGAGCGGTGCTAGGGCAAATCGGCTCAGTGATTGGCTCTGTTGTTGGAAGTATTGCCGGCGCGATAGGCTCGGTGATCGGCGTGGTGACGAATATTGTCGGCACGATTGCAGGAGCGATTGGAACTGCCGCAGGTGTCATCGGTTCGGTGATTGGCGTGATTGTTGGTGTGGTGGCGAAAGGGATCAGCGTTGTCGTTGGCGTGATAAGCACTATCGTTGGCGTGATAAGCAACGTCATCAGCACGATACTTACAATTTTGACCCCGGTATTTCAGATTGTCGATTTGATAATAACCGCCATTGTCGGATTCGGCCAGATAGTCTGGACTATTTTCAGCGGAATCGCCGAAGTTGTCTGGACGATAATAAGCACCGTTGTGCAGATTATTGGCGTGGTGCTTTACGGCACGATTATGGCTATCTGGAACAATGTGCTTGTGCCATTTGGCGAAGCAGTCGGCTACATCTTTACTCACATGGGCGAGGTCATCAGCGCCGTGATGACATTCGTTATCACCATAGTATCGACAGTTTGGAACGCCATCGTTGCTGTGGTAACGCCGATATTGCAGGTCATTTGGACGGTGATATCGACAGTGTTCAACGCCATCGTTAGCGTGATAAGCAGCGTGATGAGCGCCATCTGGGGAGTGATCACGGTGGTTTGGAACGCCATACTGCCATTTATTCAGCCGATACTCAACGTGATGAGCGCCGTCATCAGCACAGTATTTGGCGGCATTGCGGCAGTGGTGAACAGCCTGATGAACGCCATCAAGACCTATATCATTAATCCAGTGGCAACGGCAGTCGGCTATGTGGTCGGCACGGTCGGCCAGATTGCCACCTCGATCAAGAACGCAGTCCAAAATGCCTACAACGCAGTGGCCGGTTTCATCGGCAACTTTACCAGCGCCGGCAAGAATCTTATCGACGGCTTAGTCAAGGGCGTGATGGGCGCGAAAGACGCGGTGGTCAATAAGATTAAAGAAATCTGTAGCGGCGCGCTCGATGCCGTGAAGAACTTCTTCGGCATTAAGTCGCCGAGCCGCGTGATGGCGCAGATGGGTAAATTCATGATGCAAGGTTGGAGCGGCGGCTTGGAAAGCATGCGAGACGCTGTCGTTAAAACCGCCACAGACATCGCTAGCGACGTTTACGACGGTTTGAGCGGTGACATGTCATTTGGCGGCTTATCGTTCGCAGGAAGCGGTATCAATGGGTCAGGAGCGACGCTCGCTGGCAGCGGCGGTGTCACTAACGTCAGCAATTCTGGCGGCAACCGAAATACGACAAACCAATTCAATGGACAAATTGTAATAAACACGCCAGAAGCAGCCGACGCGTTCTTCAAGAGGCTTGACCGCGACGGCGACCTGGCATCGATGGGAGTACCGACATAATGAACGGCGACAGACGCAGATTTTTATTAAACGGATTTGACCTCAATAACGGCGGCAACGTCCGAGTGCAATCCACAAACTTATTCGGTATAGCCAAGCGAACCGTCGATAGCGGCGAGCTGGCGCGAGACGACGGCCGAATCTTGCTGAACAGCGGCCACTTTGCAGGGCGAACCATCTCTGTCGCCGGGCAAGTTTCAGCGTCGAGCCAGCGTGAATGCGACTGGCTAATCGACTGGCTGAAGCGAACGCTGACGTTCGGCCAGAAAATCGAGCTGGCAACGAATTTCCCAGAGGGCTACCGAATTTGGAGCGGCGTGGCCACGAACCTAAACATCAGCCGCGGATCGTTTGATGTGAGCCGCGCCGGCTTCAGCTTTGAAATGGAATGCGAATCGCCAGCAGCAAGGTCGTCGGTTGGCTTGATTGATTTCAGCGCCGTCACAAACATAAGCACGGCCGCAAGCGCCATCTCCGTCGAGAATATCGGGACATATCGAGCAAAACCTACTATAATCATTAGCAGCAGCAGCAGCAGCAGCAGCACAGAAATAACGCTCGGAAATCCAGACAGCAGCGAATACCTGACGTTCAATGCGAACCTGAAAACCGGCGACGTGATAACGGTCGACTGCGAAGCCAAGACCATTATCCACAACAGCATGCAGCTGCGGGCCAGCGGCACGTTTCCGTGTTGGGAATATGGGGCGGGAATGCTTGAATATCAGGACAACCTGGCCGCACGAAATCACCAGCTGCGAGCCATTTATAATCCAAAATATATCTAATAGGAGGGAAGCAATGCCAAAAACCTACAACGAACGAAAGCGCTCAGTGAAGTTCCTGCTCGGAATTGAGGTCGAGAAGCGAACCGGCGGCGTTTATGCTGGCTTGCTTGAGAAACACCCGAGCTACACTGGCGACACCAAAAGCGAGCCGAAAGAAAACTACAAGAGAGGCAAGGTGGATTTATGGAGAATCGACGATACAGACGGCACGGCCACCAACAACAGCGTCGTGGCAATTCAAGTGCCGGGCGGCGTTTTCAGATATTGGGCATTGTTTACGGCAGAGACCGGCGGAGAGATGATCGCTTTTGACGCATTACCATGGCCGCTTGAAGTCATGGCGCCTGAAACTTTACAGGTACAGCCAGGCAACCTAACTATTGTGGAGGCTTAGTCGATGGCACAGCTCCAGACGAAAAAGCCTCGGTCGTGTTCTATCACCGGAAGCGGCGATTATTTCTATACGTGGCAGAACTCAGAGATTGAACCATATTCTGGCGAATTTCATTCATCTTTGATATTGTCTGGCAGTAACGCCGTAAATATCGGGCGAGCGAAGCTGCGAATTGACGGCCAGGAAGTCGGCAACGTCCACATTGGCAGCATTGCTAACTTTTACAGTCCACAATTTACGTTGACTGGCGCGCTGGCTGACTGGGGCGTGACGGCCGAGCAGTTGAAGAGCGGCAACGTCGGCTTCTCTTTTAAGTTCAAGATAATTGATGAATTCTCTGGCAGCACTTGGCTAACCGATGAAGTGATACTCGACGGATTCGACCTGTCGACATTAAATAGCGATGTTGTGCCGAAAAAGATATCATTCGTATTTGACGGAGATGTGCGGCCGATCGGCGGCGGAAGTCAGTTGATGCAAATTGCCAGCGTCCATCTTGTGCTTGAAGCCGATGTCACCTATCGATTTAATATCACGAATGAAATCAAGATGATGGCGACGCTTTCTCAGAAGCAGCCAAGCAATAAGGCGGCCGAAGTCATATACAGCGCCTATCTCAAGGACGGAACGTACCTCGGCCAGATAAATACCGTGACCAGTACGCCAGCCATTCAGTCGGAAGTCAACTCGCTGCATTCGCACATGACAATGAAGTTAGCCCAAAACGACGCGACGACGCGCAGCGTGGTCACTGAGATCATGACCGAGATAAACGAAAACATGCTGACTGAGCTGGGTTATAAAATCGTGGGAAGCATGACCACGCCAGTGGGGCTTGGCGACGGCACAAACATCGATACCAACGTCAATATCAGCGCCAGCGTTCGATACGGCGAGTATCTGCCGTGGCTAACCGAAGACGGCAAGACCATCATCACCGAGGACGCAAGGATCATCGTGGTGGCTGACGGCCACCCAGAGGGCCGCTCGCTGTTCAATGGCTACATTAGCCAGTGGGAATTGTCGGCAGGCAATACCGACAGCCAGGTGACCGCAACAGTCCTCAGCCACTCGCAGGAACTGAACCATATCTATCTACAGACCGAAGCGGAGGTGGCCTACCAGCATAAGCCATACGGCTTGGCAACGCTTGGATTTGGCTCGAGCCGATGGGGATATTGCAACGAAATAATTCAGACCATACAGGTGACCACCGGCAGCAAGACCGTCGCCGGCATTGAGCTTTCTTCAGTGTGTTCACCAGGAACTAGGCAAGATTTCATCGGCGGTAATATGACTACGCTGTATGCTGAGTTATTGTCATACTCGACTGACATAAACCACGGAACGCTCGAAGCTGGCGGCACTGCGGTGCTGCCAGTGGGCGGCGGCATGTACGAAAAATTGTTTATACCATTCAATAAGAGCGTACGCATGACCAGCGGCAAACGCTTCATCATAAAGCTGTCGGCACGCGGTGGTTCGCGATACGAAAACATCTTCCCATATCCAGTAGAGCTATTAGTGGACAGGCGCGGCCGCTTTACCACCGGCCAGGGATTGCAGCACAACAATTATCACGACAATCCATTCTGGCAAGATTTTGGCTGGGATTTGGCGTTCTCGCTTTACGAAAGCCCCGGCGACTACAAGCGAGCGTTTTATTCGCAAGACCCAAGCGACATCTTACGCGAGCTGATAGATTTCGCGCAGAAGCAAGGCGCACGCTGTCGCTATACCGAATCCAGCATTGAAGATA